GACTACACGCCCTTCAAGCGCAACCCATTGATTCGCAGGGATTGGGTGGCCGTCCCAGAGGGGATCAACGAGTACGGCATGGTGTTGAGAGACATTAGGGAAAATACTTAGAAAATAATTTATAAAAGTCTTGCGCAAGTGAAATATGGTGTTACACTTCCAATCACTGCAATCAGCAGGTAACAGCGAATCAGGAGCGAACCATGACACACCCATTTGAAAAAGCAGGACTTGGCAAGGCACCCTTCTCATGCACAGGCGTGAGCGAAAATGTTTGGGACAACGGCGACGGCACTACAAAGGCTGGCGGCGTCTGCGACTATTGCGGTACAGGCATTCGCTGGGAGTTCTGGATCAAGGGTTCCATTGCTGGCGCAAAGCAATTTAAGGTGGGTTGCGATTGTGTTGCCAAGACTGGCTGGGGCATTGATCGCTTCTTGGAAGTTCGCGCCGAACACACACGCGCACGCCGTCAGGCTGGTGCCGCCAAGCGCCGCGAGACACGCAAGGCCCAGATTGAGGCAGAACGCGCTCAGAGAGCCGCAGAACGCCTTGAGGCTGGTCAAGCATGGCGCGATGCCAACAGCGCCTTGGTGGCCCGTTTAGAGGCTTACAAGGGTGCAAATACTTTCCTGCTCAGTTCTATCGCCAACCTTGCCTACTGGGGCAACTTATCCGCCCGCCAAGTTGAGGCCGTAGAGTCCTGCTTTGCGGTGATCGACCGCCTTGAGGCCGCACGCGCCAACAGCCAGCACATCGGCGCGGTGGGCGACAAGGTCACCTTGACCATCACCGTCGAGCGCATCATTGTTTTACATTCTGAGTTCTACGGCAACAATTACATCACCATCGCCCGCGACGAGGCAGGCAATGCCATTACTTACAAGGGCAAGTCCAGCATCGGCGGCAAGGGTGACACCAACACCATCAAGGCCAGCATCAAAGAACACACCGTATACAACGGCGTGAAGCAGACCGTTATCCAGCGCCCTAAAGTTCTTGAAACCGTTTAAGGAAATTACCATGTCATTCATCGCAGAAATTGAAACCCGCGTCGCAGGCATCCCTTGCGTGATCGGTGTCGTTGAATACTTCAGCGTTGCTGGTTCCTACAGCCAGAACGCGGCCAGCGACTGGGACTACCACGGCTACAGCGAGACCGACTGGGTGGTGTGTGATCGCCGTGGCCGTCCTGCCCCTTGGCTGGAAAAGAAGATGACCAGCAAGGACGAGTCCCGCATAGAGCGCGAGATTGCCCAGCACATGAGAGACTAAGGGTTTGTCCCTACAAAATAATTTAAAAAAGTATTGTCAAGGTGAATTACCGTGTTACACTATCTTCACTGACACAGCAATTCCGCATAGTCAGTTAATAGCGAAAGAAAAGCGAAATGACACACTCAACAACAACAGGAACAGTGGTAAGACGATCAGGTAGAAAAGGCCCTAACCCTAATGCTCGCAAGCAATGGATTGTGATTCGTCGAGACACTTTTGTAGGGGCGTTAAAAATGTGGAGGCCAACATTGCCATTGACTATCAAGCAAGCCTGCGAAGCCTTTCACCATTTCAGTCGTTGGGATGAGACAGAAGTAAAAATGCTCACCGTAAAAGAGTGGGAAGAAATGCAAGCACAATTTGCGTCCTAAACCAAATCAATAACCAACTGAAAGCGAATCGATTATGACAAACGAAATTGACATCACCATCTACACAGAAGACCAGTCTCGTGTCTCCATCACTGAGTGGGATGATGGGGGCGCGTGGCTCAAGATTGGTGTGAAGAGCGGCGGTGCTTACACCGTCCTGACCCGCGACGAGGCACAGCAGTTGTTGGCTGGCCTGCAAAAGATTTTGAGCAAAGAGGTGCCAGCATGATTGATGAGGACGATGACATTCAGCAGTATGTTCGTCCTTGGGTAAACCTGACAGACAAGGAAATAAGAGCATTGGCAAAGCCTGCTGACGATATAGAAATTCCCATGACGGGAAGAATGTGGATATTTGTTGGCGACTTGATGACTAAACTCAAGGAGAAGAACACATGAGTGATGGCTATTACTGCGTAGTGTGCGGCAGGTTTTTGTTGGCAAACGAACACGGGGTCATTGTGCATGACGATATATTGCATCCGCAAGAAATGGATTTTGCAGACGAGGAGAAACCACAATGACTCCATTAGTTTGTAAAGCCGTTAAGTTCGCGCCAGAGCCAGAAACAGCACTGTGGTTTGATGTTGGTCAGATGAATACAACTCCCGCAATGAAAGTTCCTGCTGATTCCTTAATGAACTTGCCATCAAAAAGAACTGGCATTGTTGGACTTGACACAGGCGGAAAAGATTTTGCCCTGTGGCTTACAAAGGGTGATGGTTCTGTTGCCGTTGGAGGGTGTTCAATGTGGCATGGTGGCAAATACTTTGCGCCATACGCATACATCGTAACGCCAGATGGCTTTAAGGTTTACCGCAAAGGTGAAGAAATCACCCTAGAGGACATCAAGCCAGTGCATCGCATGGTGCTTGCTGTGGTGACCAAGTTGGCCATGCAGTCTGAGGGCTACAAACCTACACCCCAACGCACATTCATCAACCAAAAGCGCCAGTCAAAAGGAAAACCAGCCTTGACATTTGATTGGCACACCGTAGTGATAGAGCCGCCAAAACAAAAGAATGACCCGCAAGGTGGTACACACGCAACGCCACGCCGCCATCAAGTGCCGTGGACATTGGCGCACTTACAAATCAGGAAAGCGCGGTTGGGTGAGTGAATGTTGGAAAGGTGATGCAAGCAAAGGAACTGTTTTTAAAGACTATCAACTCAAGGAGAAGAACGCATGACTAAAGAAGAAGCCCTTGACACGGTCAAGTTGTTGTCGGCTTTGGAGTCTTGGGGATTCACTGTTAAAGAGAATTTCCCCGATTATCTGCGCGACGATTTGCATGAAGTCCAGCGTGTATTGCGGCGCATTATTTTAGGAGAAGAGAATGAACAAGCAGGAGATTGACGACATGATGAAAGACCTTCCGAGCCAACAATTACCAGAGGAGACCGTGTTGCAAAAGTTAATTATTGGTATAATCTTTATTGCGTTTTTGATGTTCTGGATGTGGGTGCCAGACTTGTGGGTGCCAGACTTCACGCTGGATGAAGAAGACTGCATGAAGCAGAAGTCCAGCGCGTATGTCAAGAACCTATGTAGCGAAGCGCAAGCGAAATAAAACCGAATGGGTTTCTCGGCCCCAAAAGCCGAGAGCATGGCGAACCATAAGCGAATCGATTACACTGCGATCAATTCGACACTATGGGGAATATGGGTCATGCCAGAAACACCGAAGGGGCCAAAGAGGCCCGCAAAGAACACTAGAGCGGCACAGGAGGCCGCGAAAGCCATTGGGAAGGCCAAGGTAGCCTCGAAGGCTTCAAAGGCTCCTACGCCCGCAAATAAACCCAAGCCAACACCACGCAGAGTATTCGACCAGCGTATAGCAGACATGATCTGCATAGGGCTGAGTGAGGGGATGAGCCTGCGTCAGATACTGAGGGCTGACACTACGGGAGTGCTTCCTGCGCAGAGTACGGTGTACGACTGGTTGTTGCGCCACCCTGACTTCGCGGAGCAATATGCGCGTGCGCGTGAAGAGCAGGCCGACACCAACGCTGACGAGATACTGTCCATCGCCGACGAGATGCCGCCTGAGTACACCGACGACAAGGGGCGCACCAGCCTTGACCAGACCTACCTTGCGTGGCAGAAGCAACGCATTGAGGCCCGCAAGTGGACGGCCATGAAACTCAAGCCAAAGAAGTACGGCGACAAGTTGGGCCTGCACGGCGTGGAGGGTGCCGCGCCCATTGCGACGCAGGATGTTACGGCCAGCAAGTTCGAGGAGATCATCCGCAACATGGAGATGACCAAGCGTGCTGGCTGACCTGTTCGATGACCAGACTGTGGCCGAGTTTGAGACTCTGCCCGAACATAACCGAATCGCTTTCATCGCGCACGCTCAGTGGATAGCCAAGGCGCACGCCTACCAGATACCGCCAGACCTGCATTTGGATTACCGAGTTTTCTTGATGCTTGCGGGGCGCGGGGCGGGTAAGACGCGGTCAGCCGCCGAGGCTTTGTGGTGGTGGGCGTGGACTCACCCTGAGACCATGAGCATCGTGCTGGCCCCTACCAGTGGTGACTTGAAGTTCACCTGCTTTGAAGGGCCGTCAGGATTGCTTGCCTGCATCCCTGAAGCACTGGTGACCGACTACAACAAGCAAGACCACCTGATCAAGTTGAGCAACGGCTCCAAGATTCGTGGCGTGTCTGCTGACTCGTATG